CCGATCATCGCCAAACTGCGCCATAAACTTCGAAAGTTCATCCCACTCAGGTCCATGAGAATTTACTCCAACTGCCGTTTCTGTTATTAGTGGATATAACGACATAAAACGCGCTACAGGCAAAAAATATTTCCTGATTGCGTATTGAAGTGCAAGGGGTGCGGCTTGGAACACACGTACCTTGTCTTTAGACAATTTTGTCGGTTCATCTTTAAGACTCGCGCCAAAAATCATATTAAGCATTTCTCCTGCGTCAGCAGTAACTAATACTCGCGTAATCTCGGCTTGAATCTCGGGAGTGAAATCCCTTGGGCATGAATGCTCGTCTGTAGGTGTCAAATCAACCATATGACGAGACTTAGGCCCTCCAATAGGGTAACCCATGGAAGTTTTGGTTACCATAGCGTCGATGAAACGCCTTCCTTCAATACCAGAAATGGTTTCCTGGTGTGAGAGCGGTCTCATTTCCGCACGATGCAAATTTTTATCGCGCGTAAAAACATCCTCAATTTCTGCTAGGTAATCATCCATAGCAACTTCAACATCTACCGGGTTGAATCCTACTGATGGCTTTGAACAAACCTCTAATGATTCATACCATGGCCTCCAACTTTGTGAATCCACCCTACCGTCTTCCAGTTCAACTGGTTTGACAAATTTAGGTGGACCGTGTACATTGGAAACTCCAGTAACTTCCTCCACTAATCCAGAAATAGGCGTTTCAATCACTCTCGATGTGAATTTTGCCTTACCCGTAACAGTGCCATATGCAACAATTGCGGGATCTCCAGAAATAAAATTGGTAGGACACTTGCGATGAACATCACCACTAATAGCATACTCCTGTCCCATCATGGAATCAGGAATTTCAGCCGCATGCGGTGCTGGCAAATAAGTTGGACTTAATGCTAACAATTTTGTACGAGCTACTTCTAATTGCGGTGCTGTAATAGCAAATCCACATCCCCTTTTGGTGTTTGTAATTCCACCAATATGGAAACCTACTATTTTCTTCTCCTTCGAGTCTGAAACAATAGGTGACATACACATACCTTCAAATGTTTCTAACGTATTAAGCGTATAGAAAGCACCTGGAAATACAGCAATGCCATTGTGAACATCATTGGCATGTTGCCAATAGGTTGTATCCCTAAAATAATTGAGTTTGTGATCTACCCCATGCATAACAGCATTTATTGTGTGACGGACATAATCATCTTCAAAATGTTTAATCATGTCTTTTGCTGGTTGTGCATTGGGAACATAAACAAGAGCAGCATCAGTATTTGGAATAATGTAACAACGTTTTTTGTTAAT